CAAAAAGTTATATTACTTTTTATACATATACGTCAACTTCAGGTTATACTTATGATGTAAATAATGATAATAATTTGGCGGTATTGAATTATACCACCGGAACGGGCGGTTACGCAAGTGGTGTTGCAAGTGGCGCAAATACCATTGCCATTGAGTTGGAATCTTTGGGTTCCAGCAAGCCAGTTAATGCTGCAATCAGATATTCAATTGATGGCTCTGATCCTACTGGCGGGAACTTTGCTTATATTCTCAAAGCACAACAAAAAAGTGGAATAACTGGTGTTACTAATTTTTTCTTCTTGCCAGAAACCGGACTAAATCCTTATGCGACAGGAACGGGCGATTTAACTTTAAAATATATCGCCATTTCCACCGGAACCAGCACTGGAGATATTAGCGACAGTTTCTCAACAACCACGGTTATCGAAAGAAAAACTCTTTCGCCGCAAATCAAAGTAACTTACTACGACGACATTCTTGGCACAACAAAAGCAGTCAGCGGTTACAGTGCCACTGGGTTTAGTGACTTGTTCAACAGAGACGCTACAGTAGACATTAATTTTGTTAACTACGATACAGGTTCAAGTGGCGCATTGAGTTTCTACAAAAATGGCTCGTTGCAGTCTACAAACAAAACTAGCGCAACTAGAACTTTTGAAATCACAACCACCGACAATACAAATACTGGAACTTTGACTTTTAGCGGTTTTGCCAGCGGATACAAAGTAACCGGAGCAGATGTTACCGGCATATTCGAAAGACATCGTTTGTTCTCTGGAGCTATCAGTGCTGATAATCCAAGCGGAACTTACAATGCCGCTGCACAGTACATAGTAAAAATAGACAATAATATCAACAATCCGTCTGATTCTATAATCAAGTATACTAAAGATGGAACAGAGCCAAACAAAAATTCCATCAACTATGTTGGTCCAATCGGCTTGGAAGCAGCCCCAGATCCCGGCATGACTCATACTATCAGACACAAGGTTTACAAAGATGGATATCTAATATCTCCAGAGGGAGACAGCGGAGTTTATACTGTAGTTGAATTTACCTAGTGTATAAATTATTGGATATTCTATATAAAAAAAGTAAAATAATACGATGCCAGCACGTAAAAAGCCAGAAATGATGATTGCAGAAGCGGTCGAAGCTAATCCCTTTGACAGTGAATCTTTTGCTGCTAGAACGTCTACAACCAGATCCAACAAATCTGCAACAATCACTCGTTCAGACAGATTCAAGAATATTGAAGATGGATTGATTCCATTTAGATACTCTACTTCTGGCTACGGCAAGGGTTCTTCTGATGGAGTGGAAATCAGAGATGCGGTTATTCTCTGCCAAAAAGCTTATTATAATTTTGCCGTATTTAGAAATACTGTCGATTTGATGACAGAGTTTTCGATCAATAATATTTATTTTGAAGGCGGCAGCAAAAAATCCAGAGACTTTTTAGAAGCTTATTTTAATAAAATCAATCTTTGGAGTCTTCAAGACAGATTTTTTAGAGAGTATTATCGTTCTGGAAATGTATTTGTTTATAGGTTTGATGCATCATTCAAACCAGAAGAAATTGGAAGAATGACCCAAGTTTTTGGAGAAGAAGACTTTTCCAGAAACACAAAGCTTCCAATCAAATATTCAATTTTAAATCCTGCCGACATCATCTTGGGCGGCAACATTAACTTTTCAAATCCTCTTTATTATAAGGTTTTAAGTGATTACGAATTGGAGAGATTAAAAAATCCCCAAACTGAAGAAGATGTAAAGATTTTAGAAAACTTTGACAAAACGACTTTAGAAAAAATAAAAAGTAAAAATGCAAGCATGATTACCATTCCCCTCAAGGGCGAAAAGGTATCTGCGGTTTTCTTCAAAAAGCAAGATTACGAGCCGTTTGCTGTTCCTATGGGTTATCCAGTTTTGGAAGACATCAATGCCAAAGCTGAACTAAAAAAGATGGACATGGCTATTGCCAGAACCATGCAGCAAATTGTTCTTTTGGTAACAACTGGTGCGGAGCCAGACAAGGGCGGCGTAAATCCTAAAAATCTTGCCGCCATTCAAAAGATTTTCAGCAACCAAAGTGTTGGCAGAGTACTTGTTGCTGATTACACCACCAAGGCAGAATTTGTAGTTCCGCGAATTGGTGACTTACTTGATCCTAAAAAATATGAAGTGATTGACAGGGACATCACAATGGGACTCAGTTCTGTCTTGGTTGGTGACCAAAAATTTGCCAATGAAAGCATCAAAGTTCAAGTCTTTATGGAAAGGCTCAAGCAAGCCCGTGAAGTTTTCTTGAACGAGTTTTTGATTCACGAAGTAAAAAGAGTTTGCAAAGCTTTAGGTTTTAAAAATTATCCTACTCCTAGATTTGACGATATTGATCTCAAGGATAGTGCTGCTTATGGTAGAGTTTACAATAGATTGATTGAACTAGGCATTCTAACACCAGACGAAGGCTTGACTGCAATTCAAACTGGTAGACTTCCCAACAAAGAAGATTCAGTCAAGAATCAGACAGAGTTCAAGAGCTTCAAAGATTCTGGTTTGTACGAACCTCTTATTGGCGGCAAAAATAGAACTGGCAATGCTGCTGGTAGACCAGAAGATACGACTCAAATTCAGCAAGAAGTTCCCAGAGAATCAACAGAAGGCTCTATGGAGTTTTCCTTGAACAAGCTCAAAGAAATTGTTCTTTCTTCTTCTGATTTGGAAAATAAAGTCGCAAAAGAAATTTTAAAAGTAACAGACAAAAAGAGAATTTCAAAAGCTACAAAAGAGCAAGCAGAAAAAATTTGCGAAATTATTGTAGCCAATGAAGACCCAGAAAACTGGGAAGATTCAATTGGAGTTTATGTAAGAGATCCAATTGATAGAAATCAACAAAGAGTAAGAACCATTTACGATATAGCGGCAGAACATAATTTGGATTATTATACAGCTTCCATTTTATTTGCCGCAAGAAAGGATACAAATGAGTGATACAGAAGACATTACAGAATATAACGATTTAGGTTTTGATTTGGGTTTGCCAGACATTCCCATGCCAGAGCCTCCCAAGCCCAAAGAAGAAATCAAAGACAAAGCTGACGTAGCTTTCAAGTTCGCGTTTATCGGCGCAGGACAAGGCGGCGGCAGATTGGCTGAGACATTTTTCGATCTTGGCTATCGCAGGGTTGGAGCAATCAATACTGCACAGCAAGATTTAAATACTATCAAAATTGATAACAAGCTTTGTATCGGAGATGGTGGTGCTGGCAAAGATCCTAGCGTAGCCGAAAAAGTTTACAAAGAAAAAACCGAAGATTGCCTCGACTTTATGAGAGAAAGCTTTGGCGAAGACTTTGATCGTATTTTCGTTTGCGCTGGTGCTGGCGGTGGAACAGGGGCCGGTACTGTAGCTCCTTTGATTGAAACCGCAAAGAAACTACAAGAAGCTTGTAAATGTAAAAGCGACAAAGTTGGCGTTATTCTTGCTCTTCCAAAACATTCGGAAGGTAAAAAGGTAAATGCCAACGCTCACGATACTTTAAAGAAAGTATATTCTCTTGTTCAAGAAGGAGTTGTTTCTCCTCTTATTGTTTTGGACAATGAAAGAATTTCTAAAATGTATCCCGGCTTGGCTGTTGCGCCTTTCTGGAAAACAGCAAACATGAGCGTAGCTGGGCTGTTTCACTTGTTTAATTTGACTGCAAGTAAAGACAGTTCTTATTCTACTTTTGACGCCAACGATTATAAACAAGTTCTTGATTCTGGGTTTATGATTTTTGGTGCCGCTCCTGTAGCAGACTGGGAAGATCCAAATAATATTACCAAGGCTGTTAGAGACAATCTTAAAAACAATGTTCTTTCTGGTGGCGTAGATCTTTCTACTGCAAATTCTGCTGGAGTTGTAATTGTTGGTGCAAATGATGTGCTTGAAAATGTCCCTCAAGAAAACCTTGATAAAGCTTTTGATCAGTTCTCAAGAATTCTAAAGCCGGGAAGCACCGTTCACCGTGGTATTTACTCTGGGAATAAGCCGGGGCTTGTTGTTTATACCTCTATTGGTGGCCTTGGAGAACCTACCGAAAAACTAGAAGAATTGAAAAAGCTAGGAGACTTATAATGCCTATTCCTCCCGAACTACTTACAATGGGATTTGGTGCAGTTACTGGATTTCTGTTTAAGTTCATGGCCGAACGCGCCAAGAACAGAGAACAGCAGTTTAAGATGATGATTCAGAGTCGTGAGCTTGCCATTCAGGAAGCTGACGCCGCATCAAAGCGTGATGGTGAGGGAGGAAGATGGGTTCGTAGGTTTATTGTAATCTCCACTTTGTTTGGAGTTATTCTTGCTCCTTTTCTTTTGGCCCTTTTTGATTATCCAATTTTCATGCAAATTACTGAGCAAAAAAAGGGATTTTTATGGGGACTATTTGGTGGAGGATCTCAAACCAAGTTTGTTGAGCTTGGCGGTTATTTGATCATTCCAGAAGTAAGACAAACACTAACAGCAATTATAGGATATTATTTTGGACAATCATCAGTTAGCACAAAATAATGGAGCAACTAAAAACCATAGGCATAGATGTGGGGTTGCTGATAAGTGGTCTCTTTGGTGCAATTTTGTTGATGAGCAAAAATGCAGCAGAAGATTTAAGAACCACGATACTATCTATTATAGGTGGTGCCGCCAGTGCGAATTACATGACTCCAATTCTTTTGGACTTGTTCAATTTAGATACCCCAAACGCAAATTATGGAATAGCTTTTTTATTAGGTTTTCTTGGGCTTAAAGGTATAGAAATGGTAACGGAAAAGTTATTTGGTAAAAAGATAATTGAAGAACCAAAGCCAAAAAGAAAAGCTAGAAAACCAAGACAGAAAAAAGCGCCAGTTAGAACAAAATGATAGCGGACGATATAAATATAGTTGTGAATGCAATATGTAACTTGGTTATATTCATTTCCATGTTGGTTTTTATTATCTTCTGTTTTGGAAGGTCAGACAGCTTGATTTATAGATATGGATCTGCACAAGCTCATTGTTTGAAATTTGGCTTGGTGACAATTTGCTTGGGAAGTCTTGCTAATCTTTTAACTTTAAGCAGTCCACCTTTTTCTGAAATTATACTAAACATAGGACTGGGTACATTGTTTGCTTGGGCAGCAGCTTTTCATTACTTGGTATTTATTGCCAAAAAACAGCCGGGAAAAAAGCTAACCAAAGCTCAATTAAAAAAATCATTTGAGGCTTCCAAGATTGGATCAACTTGGACTTTTAGTTTGGCGGTTCAAATTGTAAATGCCGCTTTGATTGGGTATCTAGTTTATGTTTCAAGTCTTTCTGAAATTTTACCGTTTTGGGCAATATCAAGTTTAGCGGTCTTCTTTTTGTCTGCGCAAATGTGGAGTTTTTATGCAATATTTAAGACGGTAAGAATCAAGGAGCTTTTTGAGAAAAAGGTTCCCGCTAAGAAAAAGGCCCCAACAAGAAGAAAAAGAAAATGAGAGCTTTAATTTGTATTATATTAAGTTCTTTTATTTTTGCTGGTTGTGCTACCGCCACAAATCAAGATGACTCAAAGCCTGTAAAAATTAAAAATTTAAAAAGGGGCAGCGATGGAATATATAGAGTTCCAAAAGCCAAGCCAATAAAATTAAAAAAAGAAAAAGTCAAAGAGGAAGATCTTGATATAAAAAGACTTGCAGAATTAGCGAGAGAAGACGCTTTGGCGGCTAAAAAAGATTACGAACAAAGCATGTCTAGTGTAAATACTTACCAACAGCCAAAAGCTAATTTAGGTAATTATTATATTAATTTACTAGCAACCTCATTGGTGCAAGTAGGAATTTTATTTTTTGGACTAAAATTATTTAAAGGAATATTATGAAAGAAAAACCATTCTGGCATTCAAAAAAATTCTGGGTAGCTTTAATTGCAGCTTCTATTCCGATTTGGAATAAAGTTTTTGCAATTGATCTTTCTACCACAGACATAACCGCAGTAGTTTCACCGATGATTGCTTATATCATTGGACAAGGTGCTGCTGATTTGGGTAAAAACGCAAACAAATGACAGACATAACCGTAAAACAAGGCGAAACGTACAATGCTAGGCTCGTTTTAAAAGACGAAAATGGCACTGCGATAAATCTGTCTGGTTATACGGTTAGTGGCGCGGCGAAATATCGATATAATAATTCTGGATTTTATCACAATTTAAATCCAACTATTGTTAGCGGCACAACTGGGTCATTGTACGCTTCTGGATATATTGATGTTGACATAGCTTCAACTGTAACTGCAACATTTCCGGTAGTAGAAGCAAACTACGAAATTAAAAGATACAATTCAAGTGGCGTAGCCACAAGAACTTTATATGGTAATTTTCTAGTTACGCCGGGGGTCACTAGAATAGCTGAAAGTTTGTAATATGTCTCAAGTTCTTGATTTAACATTCGTTCAAGGCGACGATTATAAAGCGTCAATAAATTTGACAGACGACGCTAGTAATCCAACAAATCTTGCTGGCTATGCTGTTGCTGGCAAAATCAGAAATAGGTACGGAGATTCTACTTATCTTTTGAACCTTTCTCCAACTATTTCATCAATAACTGGAGGCGTTATAGATATAGACATCGCCGCTTCTGGCACTTCGTCTCTTCCGGTAACGGAGGCAGTTTATGATATTGAAATATATCAAGGAGCAACTGTTACTAGAGTTTTAGAAGGAAATGTTAAGATCTTACCTCAAGTATTATAATGGCTGAAAATAGAGACACAATTAATGTTACTGTTTCAGGCACTGGCATAGCTAGTGTTACCCAAGCTGCATCTAGTAGCATTACTGTTTCTATTCCCGGCGAACAGGGTGCTGCTGGTCCTACTGGCCCAACTGGACCCAGAGGATCAACTGGTCCAACTGGTCCGACTGGAGCAACAGGTCCAACTGGACCAGAAGGAAAATTTGGTGGCGATACTCAAGATTTTCTATTTTCTTCTTCTATTACTGATAGTGGTCCCGGCAGCGGTTATTTTAAATTTAATACTTATTCCCCTGCCACAGTAACTAAAGTATATTTTAGCGCCACTGGTCAAGATAATGTTGAATTGTCTCAGTGGTTATCTAGTTTTGATGATTATGGGACCGACTCTTTAAGAGGCAGACTAAAATTCACAAAAAAATCAGACAGCCAAAGATTCTTTTTATACAATATAACTGGAGATATACAAAGCGGAACTACAAACGGTCTTTATTATAAAGTCGGAGTTTCTAATGTTGTTTATAAAACTCCATTTAATGTAAATGACGAATTGGCAATTTCATTTTCTCCCGCTGGGGAAAAAGGAGCAACTGGTGTAACTGGTCCTACTGGTCCCACTGGTCCTACTGGTCCTACTGGAGCAACTGGCGTAACTGGTCCCACTGGTCCGCAGGGCATTCAGGGTATCACTGGTCCTACTGGAGCAACTGGTGTAACTGGTCCCACTGGTCCTGCTGGAGCAACTGGTCCCACTGGTCCGCAGGGCATTCAGGGTATCACTGGTCCTACTGGAGCAACTGGTGTAACTGGTCCCACTGGTCCTGCTGGAGCAACTGGTCCCACTGGTCCTGCTGGAGCAACTGGTCCCACTGGTCCGCAGGGCATTCAGGGTATCACTGGTCCTACTGGAGCAACTGG